TCAACAGGAGATTCGGAAGCCTTCACTGGCTTCATTTCGACGACAGGTGCTTCGACAGCGACCTTTGCTTCAAAGGAAGCAATGATTGTGCTAATGGTTTCCGAAGGAAGGTCAGTGACTCCTGCGATTCCCATTTCTGTTGCTTTTTCCACAAGAACAAGTCGGGCTTCTTCTGCCTTTGCTTCTTCTGCGGCTTTGATTGCATTTAGTTCTGCTTCCTTCTCTGCGAGGGAAGCCTTGAGTGCTTCGAGTTCTGCCGAATGGTCGACAGTTGGTTCGACGATTTCTTCGGATGCTTCAATAATTGCTTCTGTTTCGGTCATTGATTTCACCTTTCGTTGAATCTGCATAGAGTCAGTGTGAGATATAAAGGCTTCTGTGCTTTCGACAGAAAGCCCTACTTTCTCGACAGTATCAATAGTAGCCCGATTGTATGCAGGTCGATGGACGATAGCGAGGTGGTCGAAGGTAAAATCTGTTTCAAATTTCATAACCATTCGACCATCTTCTGCTTCGACCATATCATCGGGAATACCGGAACCGCCGATAGAAACGCCGTAGCCTTTTCGCAACCATAGTCCGGATTCGAGAGCCTCAAAGAGTTCCGAGCGGTACACATCTGCTTTGAAAGATACTTCCCAACTTCCATCAATGTTGTCAGTGATAGACGCTTGATTAACGATACCTACGACAGCGTCATTTACTCCGCCGTCCATGTTTCGCTTGAAGCGTCCGTTTTCGGATGGTGGATGGTTCAAGGTTAAATCAGCACCTATCATTTGAGGTACTGCGAGGTCAGCACCGGCCCTTGTGATTTCCCAACCATTCTTGTTAATTCCTTCATGGAAAGCGATACCACTAATTCGCACGATTTGTTTTCCTGTCGATGCCTCGATAATTGCTTCATCAATTTGAAAATCAATATCGAGTGTAACGGCTACCTTTCGGCACTTTCCGCCCACCATTTCTTCGCCTACTCCACAGGAGGAACCTTTGTCGTGATAAGAAGCGTCGTGAGAATCGTTCTTGTCGAACCACTGTCGGAAAGTGGCTTCATCTTTACCGGGGAAGTAAAGAGTCTTACCGTCAGCAGTCTTTTCTGTATGGAAAGTATCACCGAGACCGATTTCTTTAGCCTTTGTGCGGGCGGCGTCTTCGGTAGTGAAAATGTAGTCTTCCATACCTGCTGAAAGGAACTCTTCGTAAAATTCTTCTTCTGCCTTGAAAGTATGTCCTTTGTGTGCTTCCATGCACTGTTCTTGCGAATAACCCATTTCTTCACAACGAGACATATACTCATCGTGTGTTTCATCATCGGATGGTTTAGGTTCTGCGGCTTCGTGAGTGCAACCACAGCCACAGTCTTCTGCTACTTCGCCACAACCACCCATACCTTCAACCACTGTATCGTCTGTTTTATTAAAGTCTTCCATGCTTTCAACTTTAGAACCACTTCGCCATTGATAGCAAGACCAATAACCTGCTGTGGTTTTGTCTTTCTTGTTAGCACAATCATGTCGGTCACGGAATGCCTTTCGTCGCTTAGGGTCGTCACGCTTGATTTCCATGTTAGGGTCGCCAAATCGCACGATAATAACACGACCACTTGCGTTTTTCACATAGACTGCGAATTTCTTAGGGCCGCCTTGTGTGCGGAAAGGCTTGTTTAGAGTTACCTTACGACCTTTATATTCAGCCGCCTCAAATGTCTCTCCGTCCCAATCTTCGTAGTCTTCTCCTTCTGTGGCTCCTCTTGGGTGAGACTTAGGCAGTAGGTCGTTGTCTTGCTTGTAATTTGGATTGGAAGGCCGTCCGTTTCGCAAGAGATATAGGAAGGCTTTGACGCGAGCGACTCCCCATCCACTGCGGGACATATTTGGAGCGTGTGTCCGACTAAAAGCACCAGCCCCACGACGGAAGACAGACTTAAGCCGACCCATAGTAGCCTTGCTACCCTTTCCTTTTTTAGCGACTTTAGCATTATGTTCCACCATCAATTTGCGAATACGGGATTCTGTTTCCTTACTCATTTTAATTGAGTTGTTAGGTTTTTTTGCAGACCCCGGCTTATTTTTCTTAGAACCCTTACGACGCTCACTTGGTTTAGCAGGAGTCTTACGAGGGTCTTTTTTTCCCGGTTTTCCGTATTGCAAAGCCTCTACATTTTCTTTCATCACTTATCACCTGTTTTCTTAGCCGGTTTTGTAGTAGACTTGGAGTTGTTTTCTTTATTCATCTCAATTTTTGCTCGGCGTTCTTCGGCATCCATCATGTGCTTGTGTTGTTGTTCGGCCAAAGCCATTTGACGCTCAAGTTCTGCGCGAGCCTCCATAACACGGTGTTGAGATTCAATAACAGAAGGATGAAGTTCTGTTTCAGTCTGTTGCTCTTGCTTCCATAGTTCGAGCATAGTAGCAAAGGCAGGTTGAGCAGTACCGCCGATAATAGCGATAAGTGCAATGAAACCTTCGATGTTTTCAAGAACTACATCCGGCTTGTAAATACCCATAGCCACTACTGCGCCGGAGGCCGCAAGCCATAGATACACTGCTGGAAGTGCAGTCCACTTAATCATTCTGTCGTTGACACTATCCTTTGTATGTTTTCCCATTTTACATCACCTGTATGCCTGTAAATGCTGTGACGAGAAAGGTTACTACGCCACCAAGAACTTTCTTCATGGTAGCCATATCTTTCTCTATGTGGTGGAGATGGTTGTTTTTGATTATTGAAATGTCCTGTTTCATGTCTGTAACTTCCGAAACAAGCCAATTCAACTTACCATCGGAGTCCCTACTAAGGACATCGTCCAAATCACTCTTCTCCGGCATCTTCATCATCTCCTATGTCGCTTGCTCCATCTTGACCGTTTTCGCGTGGGAGTCTACCCATAGGTTCGGGACTTGTTTCGCCACCCTTTCGTACATCTCCCTCAAGTTCTTGAGGTTCACCTACGATATGCAACGCTTGATTTAGTGTCAATATACCTGCGCCGTAGCCCATATTGGCTCTTTGCATTTTGTTCAGTCTCGTTTCTTCATCAATTGGCTCGAAATCAAGTGATGGTAGGTCGGCCATTGTGTGATTGATTCGCAGCAAATCCAAGTGTTTGCTAAACATCTTGCGAACCGCTTGGTTTAGAATAGCCTGCATCCTGCGAATTGCTTGCGAAGACCATTGGTTCGCTGTGTAAGATGCTGCGAAAGTCGAACCTTTCTCTTGCCCTGCCGCAACTCTCGGTACTTGCAATACTGCGGCTATGTCAGCATTGACATTGTCGAGGAACGAAGTAGTATCGGGAATAGCAGTCCTTTGGTCGATATGCTGAATACTGACATAATCGGGGAAGATAGGTACTTGGTCGCCACGAAGAGATTCGAGAGTAGCGACTACTTGCGACATAATGAATGAAAGTCTTTCTTTCTGTTCATTTGGGTCTTGGATGTGAGCGATAGCGGATTTGTCGATGGTAATGTATTGTTTTGTCATAGCGTCTTCAATCGCAATACGGTTGTTCATGCTATTGTATTTCGCTCGAATAGCCTGTTTTAGTGAAGTAAAGCGGGATGCGCCCCAAATACCGTATGTGACACGGCCTTCGCTGTCTGTGAACCAATTACTGCGATAGTCAGTTCGTACATGGAGAATTTCGTCGGACCTAATTTCTTCGACGGTCGATTCCCCTTCACGAAGAAAGTATCTTTCGGCGGTAATAATAGGGTTGACTTCATCAGCCACTTCGTTAATACCTCGACCATCGAGAATAGTAATTTGTTTTACAGGTAGAGATTGCAGTTGGGTTATACCCTCTCTGCTCGTACCTACATACTTGTTAATGTCATTTCCGTACACCATCATGTTTCGCATGGCGTTAATGAGAAAATCATCGAAATCAATGGTTTCTTCAATGAGAAGTCGGATTGCTTCTCGGATTCTTGCGTTTCTTGCCGCCCGATAGTCGATTGTGTAGTTATTAGCCGTTAGGCTAACTGCTCGAACTGCGCCGTTGAGTTCGGGGTCCAGCCTAAGCATATCGTCGAACAACTCAAAATCATTGTCGTAATT